CCCGAGCGTGGCCAAGGACCGGAGCACGTCACCGAAGGCGCGACCAGCAGACGCGGTGAGCAGGCCGGGCACATTCTCGAGAAACACATGACGGGGAAGGACGGCGGCAACGATGCGGGCGATGTCCGGCCAGAGCCATCGTTCGTCCCGTATTCCCTTCCGCTGCCCTGCCACGCTGACCGGAGGGCACGGGAATCCCGCTGTGAGGCAATCCACGACGCCACGCCACGGGCGGCCCTCGAAGGTTTTGAGATCCGACCACACAGGGCACGGAGCCAGCTCACCCGCTTCCATGCGCGCCACCAGAACGCTGGCGGCATACGCCTCGTTCTCCACATGGCAGACGACGCGAGCGCCTGGCACCGCCAGTCGGACGCCGACATCGAGGCCACCGATACCGGAACAGAGGGAGAGGATGTGCATGGAACGTACAGCCACACCGCACCACCCTCGCTACCGCATGCACTCCGGTATTGTCAAGTCACCGCTCGATACCATCGTCCGTGGGAATCGAGCGTCAAGTCTGGAACACCGGCCGGACCCCATGAAAAAATCTGGGGAGGTGGGGGTCTGGGACTGAGAGGGGGGGCTGGGTCGATCACCCCCCGGCCGGCCCCGACCGTCGGGCCTCGAGGGCAGCCGGCGGGCGCCTCGACCTCGAGGTCGGCGGCGAAGCGAGCTAACTACCTGGAATCGTTGAGCCGGGGTGTGGTGAAAACCCTGATTTTCACCAGTCCGGGGGGGTCAGAGCGCCATCGCCAGGGCGCCGTGGGGGCCGGCGTACCGCCGCCGGCCGCGCGTTAAGGCGCGTGGGCTCCTCTCTCCCGCCTCGTGGCTGCGATGACCCGATCGCACGACCCTGGCCAGGTGATCTCGTCGATGTCCGCCCGGCGGCGAGCATCGGGCGCACGTGGACCGCCCCTCCCGCACTGGCACGCCGACCCGGCAGCATCGCTGGCACCGTCGCCTCAGCATCGCCTTGGTGAGAGGACTCTTTCTGGGCATCCGAGCATCCGAGCATCCGAGCATCCGGGCGTTGGAATAGCACAAGCGCTTGATCGTATCCACGACCCACCCGATTCGCCCCGTGGTTGCCCTTTGGCGGTCGTGGGGCTGCCATGGGCTGTGCGGGTCGGGCTACGACTCCAGAGGGTCCAGGGCGGGCTCCGGCCGGCGAATGGTGAAAACCCTATCCCATAGATGGTATCGCAGGACTAGAAGAGAAGAGAAGAGGGGGAGTGCTTGAGTAGCACAGTAGTGATCTCGGGACAGGAACTGTGGAGGTCTCTCACAGTAGAGGCATTTGGTGGTGCAACTGTGAATATGCACTTTTTCCCTCAGTCTTTTCGGGGTCTTGCCGGCGCGATGTATCCATGACGAACCTTGTCAAGCCCCCCATGAGAGAGGGTGCAGGATGGGATTCCTGCGGGATTCCGGGACCTTGCGTGCATGGTATAGGCCGGATGGTGCAGCGCAGCTAGATGCGCTGTGCTACACTCGCGTTGAGAGATGGAGGAGGAAATCATGATGACGACCACGCAGTCCCGGCAGGGTGCCCGGTCTGCATCACGGCTGCTGAGCGCGCGCGCTGGCCGTGGCAATCCAGCTATCTCGACGTGCTGGCCAACGCGGAGCAGAGCACGGACATTCGACGCCGGCACGCAGCGGCGATCCGCCGACAGAGCAACGGAAGGGAGAAGCGAATGAAACCGACATGTCACGTTATCGGACGCCTCACCGTGTGCGGCGCCCCGGCAACGGAGGAGATCAGTTTGCGTCGCGGGTCGCCGGACGGTCCCCCCGCCGTGGCGTGGCTAGCCGCGTGCACGGCATGCGCAGACTGGTTGGCGACCGCGGACCCGCGCCTGTTCCCCTGGCGGCGCCGACTCGAGGGTCGGCTTCGGGTGCGCCGGCTGGGCTAGACGCCAGAGACCGTGCCCCGCGGGTCGGGCGCTGCGGCGCCCCGCCCGGGCGGCATGGGGCTGCTCGACAGGCAGGAGGGTGACGCGATGACTCTGCATCTGCACTCTGTCTCGGACCTCGCCGCGGCCGTGCGCGACCTGCGGCCGGACGCCGCGCGGGTCGGCGTCATGATCACACCCGAGTGGTGCCGCACGCGCATGCACGCCCTCGGCGTGACGCGCTACGAGGATGTGGACGCTGACGTCCTGGAGGCCATCGCGGCGCACGTCGATGACCTCGCGGCGGACGAGAGGGGGGGGTCATGACAGGAGGGAACAACGATGATCGTGCGTGAAGCCTATCGAGACAGGCGGCATGCAGTGTGTAGGCCGCATTGGCGGGGTGCGTGGCCGCTGCCGCCCGATGCGCCGGCCCTCGGGCCGATCGAGGATGCGCGCGACGACGCGGGGTGCGAGTACTGCCATGACGACACCTGTTGCGCGCGTGCGTGTCCCTGAGGGTGCGGGTGTGCAGCGCACGGTGGCATGCCGGGGTGGGGCGAGTGTGGGTGCACGCGCTGCGAGCGGCGCGACGCGCAGCGCGAGGAGGAGGCCGACGAAATCGATCCGGAGTCCGGCCTGCCCGTCTGGCAGGCGTGCGGGGCGCCGTCGCGCGCGGCGTATCTGCGACGCGGCTACTGACGGAGGGGTGCGACCGTCGCGCAGAGGGAGGGCCCACCGGAGCGGTGCGCACACTGTGATACGGAAATCGCATCCGCCTACGGCGACCCGGACGGGAAGGAAGCGGACTAGCCGTGCCCCGCGGGGTGCCGGCGCCCGCCGGCATCCCGGGCGGCATGGGGCCGACCGAGAGAGAGCAACGGAGGACATCATGGGCGAATATGCGAAGTACGGCGGAACCGAAATCAAGGTCGGCACGTGCGAGGACATGTACTACCTGCGCTACGACCAACGCGGGCAAGTGTACCCCGTGCGCGGTAGTGTCAATCCGGCGGGTCCGGAGCGGTACATGCTCCGCTTCCGGTTCCCGTGGCCGGACGAAGATCATGTGCCGCCGGGCGGGTACGATCCATACGACCGGGCGCTCGCCGTTCCGGGATTCGCACCGTCCCAAGAATGCGAGCATAGGGACGTCCAGTTTACGGCGCGCGTCGGCTACGTCACCAGCCTACCGTGTCCGGAAGGCAGTCCGCTCTATCATCGAGAGGTGCAGTACGGGTCCACCGTGTTTCGACTCGGCACGCTCGAGCCCCCGATCCACGTCCATCGGAACGGATTCCAGGGTGCCACGCTCTTGCAAGCCCAGAAGCTCGTCAAGGGCATCGGACTCGTGCCCATTCTCCGCTGCGGCGGATGCGGGAGCATGTGGCGGGAAGAAGATCGGGAACGGATCGCAGCGCTTGCCGTGTGTCTGCGTGTCGAGGGCGATCTGCGCGAACGGCACGATCCGGGGCGGGGCGCATTCTGGCACACGATCGCCGATCGCGTGCTCGAGGGATTGACCGTGGAAGGGACGCCGCTCCACGCCATCGCGTGACCGGGTTGCGGCCCCCGCTCTCTCGTGGGTTGGACGTATGGGGAGAGAGCGGGGAGCGGAGCCACGGTCCACCACAACGGGCTCCAGGGAGGGTACGGCATCATGATTATCTACATCGTTTATGCTCATGCGGAATTCGGCCGGCACGCCCTGCACGTCTTCAGCACGAAAGCGGCAGCCGACCAATTCGTGCGGCGCGCAATGAACCCATCCGACTCCGGCATAAGTGCACTCGACACCCTGCGGGTATCGCTCAGCGTCGAGACGATGTCCGTAACAGAGTAGCGAGCGCGACCACTACCCCTAGTGGTCGGAGCGCCGGCACACCACAACCCCTGGTACACTACAGGTAGTGGTGCCGGATGGGTTTTTCCGGTGGACACCACTACCTGTAGTGTCCCTTGACAAACCCGAGGGTCGGCCCCCTAAGAGGCTTCCTAACGGGGTATGCGGTGGTGTTCCCTCGGTACCGGACATGGGCGAATCCGATTCCTTCCGAGAGCGAATCCGAAAGCTGCTCCGTCTGTCCGGAGGCCGGACCGATCCAGAAGCGATCGCCGCGCGGCGCAAGGCCCGACAGCTCGCCAGTGCCCGCGACTATGTCCTCGAGGAGCTTCTCGAGCCGGCCCCTCGAGGAGCGGGGTCCGGGACCGGGACGGTGGCCAGCGATCTCGCCCGCGATCCCTGGCGAGAAGAACTCGCCGATGCGTTAGGACATGGGATCCTTGGCGTCCGGACGGCCATCGATCGTGCCGGACGGCTCGTGGTAGCGGGCACGCCGGACGCAACGGCCGCTTTTCTCCACCGCTACCGCCGCATCGCGTTAGGGTTCGAGTACCTGGCACGCGGAACCCCATGGCATCGGACGGATCGGGAGGCGTTCCTCTTGGGTGCCGCCGCGCGGGTTCGCGACCGGTTGCACACGGGAGCGCGTACCGGCGCGTTAGTGGTGAGTCAGGGGCTGAGTGCGGCGATTCGACGCTGGCTCGAAGTGCAGGGAGCGAAGGCCACCGTCCCCGGCCCGATCCACGCCGACGACCTCACCTCGAGCCCCGCGTTCGCGGCGGGGTGGAGAGCAGCCGGCGACCTGTCGATCCGCTAGGATGCCCGCATGCCCCTGAGCGCCTCGCAACGCGCCGAGCCTATGCCTCGGCTCGCTCCGGATGGCGTGCGTGGCTGCAGGCGGCAGCCTGCGCGCGCAGTAGAGCCTTTCGCTCGGCGATCTGCTCGTCCGTCATCGCCGGACCATGCGTGGGCTCCGCCTCCATGAGGGCCGGAAAGCCGGCGAGCCGTCGGCTCAGATCGCGAATCGCCCGCTGGAGCGCGGTTCTCCCGTTACGCCTCGGGTACTCGGCCGGACGTTCGGGTGCATCGTCCCGATCCCCCCGGGGGAGCTGCTGTGCGTGGTCTCGATCCATCTCACTCGGTCCGTCCCCATCGCCGCTCCATCTCCTGGCGATCGAGGTACCGGGTCTTCGGAGGGCCTCCGCCCGGCTTCTCGCATGGACAGGCGAGGTGCCGGCGTGCCCAATTCTTGAGCGTCGCGACCCAGTCGAGCTTGACCCCCCGCTGTCCCGCGACCGCCCGCCAGTGATCCTGGAAGTGCTCGAAGAGCGCCTGGGGGTTGCGACATCCCTGCGTGCGACAGAAGGCCGCGAGTTCCTCGGTCAGCGTAAAGTCGTCGGGTAGGCGCGTGCCGCGACGCGCGGCACTCCCGTTGCCCTGCGGCACCCGTGGCGTAGGGGATACCATCGGCTCCGGCCGGTGCATGGCAACCGCCGGCGAATCCGGCTCCCCACCGTCGCCAAGGAGACCCTCGAGCGAGACGCCCGTGAGGCGCGAGAGTCGGAGCGCGTAGCGCGGGCGCAGCACCCGCCCACGCGCTCGCCACTGGTGGATCGCGCCCACGGACACGTCCAGCACATGGCTCGTCTTGGTCGCACCCCCGAGAATATGCACAGCCTTTTCGAGCTGTTCATTGCGCATGATCTAGATACTATAGATCATCCAGGCGAGACGCGCAACGCTTGACACTGCCCGCTCGATGGGTTACTGACTGTATCACAACGGAATGTACTGGAGGCTATTGATGAATCAAGAGACGCTCCCTTCCACCCTCGACGTGATTGCCCGGACCGAGATCGACATGCAGATCGCGACCGCGAAGCGGTACCCGCGCAACGTCCAGGAGTTCTCGTCCCGGACGAAGCAGGTCGCGCTCTCGGATCGGCATGTCGCCGAGAGCTGCTACTACACGCTCGAGCGGAAGGAATCGCGCACCGGGCAGAAGCGGTTGATCCAGGGCCCATCGATCCGGCTCCTCGAGATCGCCGCCGCACAGTACGGGAACATCCGGTGCGGTGCGCGCATCGTCTCGGACCACGGCCGCTGGGTCGTGGCGCAGGGCGTCGCGCATGACCTCGAGTCCAATCTGTTCGTGACCACCGAGGTCATGCGGCCGATCGTCACCCGGGAGGGGCGTCGGTACTCCGACGACATGGTGTCGGTCACCGCCAACGCCGCCTGCTCGATCGCCAAGCGCAACGCGCTCCTGGGCGTCATCCCCCGCCAGATGGTCGAGGCGATCATGCAGGAGTGCATGGACACCGTCGCGAAGGCGCTGAAGAGTGAGGGCAAGATTGCCCAGCGATGGGCCACGGCCGTGGGCTGGTTCGGCGAGCGCGGCGTGGCCGAGAGCCAACTGCTCGCGTATCTCTCGCAGCCAGAGGCCACGGCCGTGACCGCCGATGACATCGCGACGCTGCGCGGCATCAAGACGGCGCTCGAAGACGGCGAGGCGGCTCTGGCGGACTACTTCCCTGCGGCGGGAGTGCCCGACCCTGGCAGTGCGCAGGGGGCCGATCGCCCGCCCGCGAGTCCGACCGATACGGTGACCGCCAAGGTACGGGCGCGACGGCAGCAGCAGGAGCGCGAGCCCGGAGCGGAGGGGTGATGGACGAGAGCCTCAAGAGCGAACGCCGCCGGCACTACCTCGGCGGCTCGGACGCTCCGGCGGTCTGCGGCGTCGATCCCGAGGCGACTGCCGCCGATGTGTGGGCTGAGAAGGTGGCGCTCGATCAGCGTGACCGCTCGCACGAGCATCCGCAGGATGGCGGCTCGCCTCTCGTGCTCGGCAGATACCTCGAAGACGCGATTCTCTCCTGGGCGCGTGACCGGCTTGGCGGTCATCTCCTGCACGGCGAATGGCTCCAGGATCGCAGCAACCCGTGGCGTGCGGCAACGCTCGACGCCCGCACCGTGGTCGAGCCCATCCGGATCGTCGAAGCGAAAACCTGCGGGCTCCTGGGTCGCCCGGCCTACTACGACGACTACGGTCCGGACGGCTCGGATCAGATCCCGGAGCACGTGATCGTCCAGGTGCACCATCAAGCGGATGTCGTCGCGAAGGCGGGCCTGCTCGTCGATGAGATCGCGTACGTGGCGGCCTTCCTGGGCGGCAAGGGTTTTCGGCTCTACGAGCTTCCGCTCTCCCGGGCGCTGATGGACGAGATTCGCGTGGTCGAGCTCACGTTCTGGGATCGGTATGTGTGCCGGAACGAGATGCCTCCCGAGGGATTTTCCCGAGAGATGGCGCGGCGGATCCAGCGCGAGCCGGGATTGCGGCAGGAGGTCCCGAAGGCTGTTCTCTTGCGGTGGCAGGCGGCGAAGCTCCGGCGCGCACAGGCGGATGATGAAGTCGAAGCGACCGAGACGGCGCTCTGGGCCGCACTCGGATTGGCCGAGGTCGGCTACTGCGATGCCGGTGAGGTGAAAGTCCGGATCGTGAACCGCAAGGGATACGAGGTCGGACCGAAGACGTTCTCTCAGCTCGATTTTGCCGATCCATTGACGCTGAAGAAGCGGGCGGAGCGGGCGGCGAAGAAGGCCCAGTGATGACGCTCCACGACTGCCAGCTCCTCCGTCTGTCGGACGACCGGATCGTTCTCCGTGGGCGCAACGGCAACGGACGATCCACCCGAGTCGAGATCGAGGTCGGTATCGGGGACTTGGCATGCGTCGTGCGGCGCATCCGATGGATTCGTGACCGCCTGGCTCGAGACTCGGACACGCTGAATACGGAGTTTGGGAAAGCAGGTGAGTGATGGCCCTTCAGCAAGCGCGTTGTCGGTCCTGCGGCGCCACGATCCTCTGGGGGGAGACCGTCCGGGGCAAACGCACCCCGGTGAATGTCCGGCCGGTCACCATCTTTGTCGAGGACCGCGATCTTCGTCCTGGACGCACGCTCCTCCGGGCGCTGGCGGGCTATGTGTCCCATTTCGCGACGTGCCCTCGCGTGCAGGAACACCGGAAGAAGAAACGCGATCAGGCCATCCTCGACGATGCCGCGCGCGAGATGGGCGACGACCGGAGCGATCCGTTCTGATACCCTGGGAGTGGAAGTATGTTAACGATTCCCCCGACGATGATGCACGGTCACGCACCGGCCGTCTCTGGTCTCAACGAGCGGGTCTGGTGTGCGGGTGGAGCGGTCCGCCGTTGGTTTGCCGGAGAGCCCCAGACCTCGGATATCGACATTTTCGCGTGTGACGAAGAGGCGGAAGCCGCCTTTATCGAGGCGAATAGCTTGACGGAGCACCGACGCACCCCTCGAGTATGCTCTTTCGTCGCGTCTCCGATTCAATTGATCCGCGTTCCGCGGTTCACGGATGCCCGCGACTGCATTGCGCACTTTGATTTCGCCCTCTGTCAATTCGCCTGGGATGGCACTTTGATCCATACCACAATCGAGGCGCTGGTCTCCACGTTGCGTCGGCACCTCGCCGTGGTCGCGATTCAACCCGGCTACGAGCTGGATAGCCTACGCCGGGCGTTCAAGTACACGCTGGCAGGCTATCGACCCTGTCTCGGAACGCTCATGCAGCTCGGGGCAGCGTTTCAGCGGACCGGCGTGGACCTCGAGCAGCAGGTGGCAATCTCTCCGTCGGGTGGAACGCGGCACGCCATCGCCTGGGATTGAGTCGATGCCCACATGGCTCGATGACGCGATCCGGGAAAGCCGCCCTCGCGTCCCCATTCTCAGGGGGCTCCGGTGGCTCTGGCTTCACCGGCCATGGAGGAGACGACGAGATGGAGGACATTCGCGTGACCCTTCGCGGACACTCCCCAACGGACGAGCCGCTTCCCTGGAGCTCAATCCGGGTGTGGGCGACAGGAGCGACGAGGATGGCCATTCACGGGATGACGCTCCGCGTGCTGCTGGAGAAAGCCACCGAGGCCGCGAAGACAGTTGACGCCTACGGGAAGCTGCCGTGCTTCTCCCAAGAACACGACTGCCACTGGACGACGAGCGGCGGTTTGACCACCAAGGTCCGGCGCATTCCGATCACGGTGGCGGTCTGCCCGTGTCACGAGTGGCGAGCGACGCAGGCGATCGCGGACGTCATATGACGTCGGATGTATACTGGCACTTCCTGCCTCACCATCGGCGGCTCCGATTCCCGCCACACACCCGGATCGAATCGGGCATGACCGTGACGACCCAGCAGCCGCCCGTGCTCGGCCGGCACGGCTTTCACGCCTCGGTACGGGCCATCGATGCGCTGGCCTACGCCCCGAAGGACATCGACGGTCTGTGGGTCTGCGCCGTCACGCTCGGCGGAGTGATCCTGAGGGATACGGATAAGGTCGTCGCCACGGAGCGCACGGTGGTATGGATGCAGGACGCGACCCGCGCGCTGCATGAGTTTGCCCTCTGGTGTGCGACCGGCGCCCTGTTTGGGTACGGCAATGGGGATGAGCGCAGCATCGAGGCACTCGCCGTGAAGCGTCGGTGGCTCGATGGCGGCGCGACCACTGATGAGCTTGCCGCCGCCAAGGCCGCCGCCTGGGACGCCGCCTGGGACGCCGCCGAGGCCGCCGCCGCGGCCGCCGCCTGGGCCGCCGCCTGGGCCGCCGCCTGGGACGCCGCCGGGGCCGCCGCCGGGGCCGCCGCCTGGGACGCCGCCAGGGACGCCGCCAAGGCCGCCATGAACGAGGAGCTCACATGCAGGCTGCTGGTGCTCAAGTCGTAGACGCTACGCCGATTGATCCCGTCCGGCGCTACCTGTCTCGCCTGAGCCCCTCCAGTCGAAGGGTCCAGGCCAGGGCACTCGCCACGGTCGCCGAGCGCCTCTGGGGCCCAGGCCGATCGTGGGAAACCGGCCCGTGGCACAAGATCACGATGGAGGAGCTGCACTACCTGCGGGAGACCTTGCCGGGCACCATGGCCATTGCGACGGTCAACCGGCACCTGGCCGCCACCCGCGCGGTCATCCGGATCTGCCGGCGGCTTGGGTGGTCCCAGATGAACGAGGAGGACCTGGCGGGGTGCCCGAAGATCCGCGGGGAGTTGCCGCTCGGAGGTCGGGCAGTTTCGACGCCGGAGATCATGCAGCTCATGGAGTACCTTGCCCGCGACGATAGCGCCCTCGGCCGCCGAAACGGCTTCCTGCTCGCCATCCTCTGGGGCATGGGGCTCCGTGTGGCGGAGGCGTGCACGCTGCGGCGGCACGACGTGTGCTTCGGAAAGCTCCGGGTACGGGGCAAGGGCATGCGCTATCGGCTGCTCCCGATCGCGAAGTGGCTGCGACCATGGTTCGCCGCCCGTCTCGGCGATCTCCCGGATGATCCCAACGTGCGGCTGCTCGGCATCAAGCCGAACCGAGTCCGCGCGATGCTCCGAGAGCGCTGCCGGGAGCTCGGGCTCCCCTCGTGCTCCCCACACGATTTTCGCCGGGGCTTCATCACCTATCTGTTACAGCGTGGCACGGACGTGTTCACGGTCGCCCGCCTCGCCGGACATAGCTCGCTCCTCACCACGATGCGCTATGACCGCCGGGACGACGAAACCGCTGCGGATGCGATGGACCGGATGCTCGTGAAGCACGAGACGATTCGTCAGCTCAAGGAGGCTCCATGGCGACGAGTAGAACGATCCAAGACCTCGCGGTCCGGATCCCGAAGGCCACGTATCGGGCGCTCCGGATCTACGCGATCAGGCACGGAGTGATGATGCAGGAGATCGTGGTGGAAGCGCTCACCGCCAAGGTGAGCCGGTGTCGCGACTGTACGCGGCACGAGCGGAGGTTCTCGTGACTCACCGACTTGGCGCGCGGGTCCGTTCCTGGTGGGAGTGGTGGACGAGCCGGCGAGGTCGAGGGGCGGAGATCAGAGCGCCAGCGCCAGTGCCACATGCTCCGCCACCCGAAGCATCGCCCACAGCCCGACGAGCCAGACCCAGGCGTACCATCCGAGGAGTTCGAAGAGGACGGCGGTCAGGGCGTCGCTGAGCACGGAGGGTTAGGGTCTCTTCAGGGCAGCGCGGAAGGTCATCGCCCCGAGGCCAATCAGCACTTCCCGAATCTTGTCAGCAGTCCCGGCATCGATCCAACCGACGCCCTCGACAAATGTGACGACCGCATAGGCAGCGGCCACCAGGTACGTTCGGTATCCAGCAAGCAACTCCATCGACAGCACCTCCGTCACGAACCGCGTCAAGAACCACCATCGCAATCGCCCGATCCGCGCGGGCTTCCGATCGCGAATCCCCTCCGGCCGACGTCGCTGCCTCCAGCGATGCCGTGGCACCGATTCACCGTCCCACATAGAGGAGCCGGTTCGGCGAGCCGGCCCCGATCCCTGAGAGGACACCCTGCGTGGCGAGCGCGAGGACGCACCCCGGAATGTCCGGTGCGCCACCCTCCGCGCAGAGTGCGAGCCCACCGGCCACGTGGGGGCTCGCCATGCTCGTCCCGGACATGCCGATCGCTCCCCCACCTCGACGGGCGGAGATGATGGCCTGCCCGGGGGCGAAGAGGTTCACACACGCGCCCGTGTTGGAGAAGCTGGCACGCGCATCGATCTCCGTGGACGCTCCGACGGTCACGGCCTGCCACACGCGGGCCGGGGAGCCGCCGCAGGCATCATCGTTCTCGTTGCCAGCAGCAACCGCATGGAGCACCCCCGCCTCGATCGAGCGGCAGAGTGCGAGATCGAGCGCCGGAGCGACCCCGCCACCAAGGCTCATGTTCGCCACGTCCTCCCCGGGCGTTTGCCGAGCCTGCTCCGTCACCCATTCGATGCCAGCGATCACGTCGGCGTCTGTCCCCGATCCACCCGTCAGCACCTTGACGCTGTGCAGCGTGACCTCGGGAGCGATCCCGAAGCCCTCGCCGCCGATGGTCCCGGCCACATGCGTGCCATGGCCGTGGTCATCCTCGAACGAGCCGCCTCGGGCCGCAAACCCCGCGCCCAGGCGACCCGTGAACGCCACGTGCCGGGAGTCGATCCCGGTATCGATCACGTAGGCATGCACACCCGCCCCGGTCTCGAGGACCGCGTACTGACCATCGAGCGGCAGTGCCCGTTGGTCGCTGCGATCAAGCCCCCAGCTCGCGACGGCCTGGGGAAGGGTACTCTCCTCTCCCGGCGGTACACGCTTGACACCGTTTTCCTGCACGAACAGCACGTCGGGTTGCCGCGCCGCCGCCTGTGCATCGGCTTCCGTCATCTCGGCAACGAAGCCAGAGAGAGATCGAAGCACCCGCACGCCGACGCCACGCGCGCGCAGCGGCGTCCCGAGCGCCTGGACGACGATGTACTCGCCAGTCGGTTCCTCGACGCGCACAATCGCTCCCGCTGCCTGCCGCGTCAGGGCGTCCGCGTGGGCGGTGCAGTCGAATCCCGGTGCCGGTGCATCGCCCGGCGCGGTGGTGGTCGTTGGGAGCGGTGGCGGTTTTCCACCGCCATTGCCATTCCCGTTGCAGGCCATCAGGACGACGACGAAGGCACAGATCCAGCGTTTCATCGATCACTTCCCACTCACTGCAGCCACACGTCGAAACTGGGTAAGCCACAGATGCGGCCGCCGGGGCATCGCCAGCTTTCTCGCCATTCGGAAGCCTCCCTATCGCGGCTACGTGTGTTGAAGGTGATACCCTACTCGCACGGATTCGGAGTCGGCGGGTTTGCACGAACGCCCAGCGCGTTGAACGGCAACAGGTCTTGGGCCAGTCGCGCTGCCGCTTCGGCATCGGCGCCACCACCTAGAACCCATTCCTTGCGCTCGGCGTTGCAGAGGTCCAATTGCATGGGGGCCGTGTAGCGGAGTTGCGCGGCGCCACAGCCGCACGCGGACATCAGCAGCAATCCGATGAGCATTCGCACCATCACGTGCATCCTCCTATGATTTGTTCGCGCCCTTGTCCCAATGCACCGCAGCCGTCCCGCTCGTAAAGACCGTGCAGTTGGATCGATAGCGACCCGCAGGGGTATCCACCCGCAGAATCGCCGTGCCGCTCACGCTCGCCACCACCGCTCCGGTGGCGACGTTGAGTGGCGCCACCGTCACCCAGACATCGGTTTCTGCGACCTGCTGCTGCAGGATCATGGTTGACACGCCCGAAATGATGATCTCGAAGTACAGCGCATCGATCGGACCGGCAACCACTTGGTCCGTCGAGGCACCAGTCGCCGTGTGCGTATGCAGGAGACCGCTCTGTTCGCCACGCGCTGCCATGCTTGTTCTCCCCTATGGAACCGTGGTGGTCGTCGTTGGTACCACGGTGGTGGTAGTGACGGTGGTGGTCGTCACCATCGGCACACAGATCGTCCCGTTGCCCCAGCAGGGTAGGCCCGTGTCGGTGTCTACGCAGCACCGGTTGATCGCGGTGGTGCCCGAACAGTCTGCCGCCTGCCGACAGATCGGGCCACCCTCCCAATCCGAACTGGGCGAGAAGCACTGGTACACACCCTCGGGGCCTCGGCAGTCCATGGCGTGGCTTGCCGGACCGAGAATCCCCCCAAGGAGAAGCGCAGCGAAGAGCCAGCGGATCATCGTTCCCCTCCCGCCATGACCTGTCCGGCGCCGATCGTCGCCGCTCGCGTGAGCGGTCGCGCGATGCGGCCGGACATCCCTTCCGTCAGCATACGGATTCCCGGTCCCCGTGTCACGAGCTGGGAGGTGCCGAACGGAACGGCCAAGGCCGCCGCTGCAGCCGACGGCAGCACTGGCGCACCTTCGCGGTGGGCTGCCGCGGCGCCGGCTCCCGCCGCGGCCAGCGTCGCGGTGAGCTCGCCGATCCCCGTCCGCCAGAGATTCATCATCTGCGAGGCGGCGAGCACGTTCGGACTCGTCGGCGTGATCCGTCCGGCGACACCCTCGGCTGTCTCCAGCGCTTTCCCGATCTCTACCAGCTCGCGGAGGACCGCACCTTCGGGTCCCGGGAACATGAGGTCGAGCTGTCCGCTGCGGATGAACGGCTCGAGCCGATCGACGAACATGCCCGGCGAGACGAACGCCGGTTGCTGCGCCGGTCGGACGGTGATCTCCTCCAGCATGTCCTTGATCCAGGCGTTCGAGAGCGCTTGGCCCGTCGGGGCATCGACCACCTGATAGACGAGCGCCGTCGGTGCCAGATCGCCCGGCTGGAAGATGCGACGGAACACGTCCTCCGCGTCGGAGATGCTTCGGCCCGCCAACGCTTCGATCAGCGAGTCCTCCATGAGCGTCATCCCGCCCGACCAGTTCTGCGCCGCCGCCTTGATCGCGTCGCTCACGTCGCTGGTCGCCAGCCCGTCGGTCATCGCTCGGATCTCGTCCTTGAGTGCCATCCAGAGACGGGCCGCCTCACCCTCCCGGCGCGTCCGGACGAGCTTCCCGCTGCCGAACCCCAGCTCGCCGAGCTGGCTCTGAAGCTCCAGCGCCCGGGACAGCGGGATCTCGTCCACGGCGATCAGCTCGTCGGTGATGTCGTCCACGAGGTCCACGACGCCGCCCTCGCGGGCGAGGCGACGGGCCGCCCTGCTGGGACCGATGGGCGTTCCCCCACGAAATTCGACGAGCTCCCGTGCGAGCGCCTTGGTACTGCCGATGTTCACCGGCGAATCGCCAGCCAGCGTCGTGAGCTGGGCCTGAAGCCGCCGCTGCTCCTTGTCGAGCGCCTGCTTCGCCGCCTTCGCACCCCGCCCGCCGATGATGCGACCCCACCACCGGGCGCCGTTGTCGAGGTCGGTGGCAAACTCTCCGCGCACGGCATCCGAGAAGCCTTCGAGCTGTGCCCGACGGAACTTCCGCAGCCGCCCACCACCGACCGCGAAGAACTGCGGCACCTTCTCGATCGTCTGAATCGTGGGGCTCATCGTAATGTCCCCAGCGGTGAACTGCACACCGCGAGAGCGGAAGAGTTGCCGGAGATGTTGCTGCTGAGCACTGAGGACACGCGAGAGACCCGTCGCGCGAGCGACCTTCGCGCCCGCGCCGATGAGGGTCCTGCCCGTCGCTTCTTCGATCATACCCCGGCCGCCGGCCGCCGCGATGGAGCGCATGTCGAGCGGCTCCCCCGCAACGAGATCCCGAAGGCCACGAGCACCCATGGTCGTGAGACCGGCGGCTGGGATACCCAATGGACCCGGAACCATGCCTCCGACGAACGTGCCGAGGCCCTCAGCAGTGCGTCGGCTGGGCAGACTCGGCCGTACCCCTGGGGTGCTCGGCTCCTGTGGCTCAGGAGGCAAGGGAAGCAGGCTGCGGGGGGATTGTGATTGCTGCGTCGGGAGCGGCGGGGTGAGCGCCGCCGGCTCACCGGTCGGTCCCTGGGCCTGCGGAACGTCCGGCAGCTCCACCGTCGCCCGCCGGCCATCGGGAAGCTGGATGGTGGCACGTCGTGGCATCAGTCCACCGACAGGAGCCGACTTCCGGCGGGCAGGGAGCGCAGAAGATCATCAACCGCCGGATCGTCCTGTCCGGTTGGAGCGGCCGGCGCACGTTCCGCTTCCCCGCCAGCGCCGGCGGCGCGCGCCGCACGCTCGGCTTCCAGACCACCGATCAGCGTCTCGAGAAGCACCTGGAGATCCGCTTCGGTCTGGCGCGGATCGGCCGACGCCTCGAGCAAGGTATCGATCGCCTGCAGCGTCCCTTCGGCATCGCTGCCGGCGGACCCCAGGGTGAAGACGAACGGCTGGAACCGCAGGATGTCCTGATCCGACAATCGCCCGCCGCTCTCCCGGCCGATCGTACGAGCCAGCTGGCCGAGGGTTGCCGAAAAACCTTGGATCAATCTCCAGTCGGCGAAATCCTGCGCGGTGGGCTCCGGAAGTCCCATGCGCGTGGCGAGCATCCGTGCTGCCGCCGGACTCTGCTGCGCGAGGAAGACGCCGAGACGCTTTCCCTGCCGTGCGCGAAACGTCTCGGCGGTCAATTGGCGGTTCACCGCCCCACGCATGACGGTGAGCGTCCGTCGGGCATTCGATACGACCGGCTGGAATTTGGCGAAGTCCGTCGCCAGCGCGGTCGCGCCCGCTTTCGCGGCTCCGGCTCGCGCCTCGGTCTCCACGACATCGGGAGCGCCGAGCCGGATACGCTCGCGCGCCTTTCGCTCCGCATCGAGCTGCGCAACCGCATCGGCGATGGGACTGGCCTCGGCCGTCAGTCCTCCGAGTCCCCGCGCCGCTGCCTGCTCCTGAAGCCATTCCCGCTGCCGCGCCTGAAAGAGCGCGTTATCCTCGGGGTTCTGAATGTCGAAGACCCGGCCGGTCACCTGCTCCACCTCGGCCGCGAACGCCTTGCTCATGGAAGGGGAGCCGCTGGCGGCGCCCACGCCGAGCACCTTCAGTGCACTCTCGGGGCGTCCAGCCCGGAAGAGAGCCGCCGCGAGCTGATCGGCCCGACGATCTGGCTGAAGGGCAAGCTTTGCCGCCTCCTCGAGACCTTCTCGTTGCGTGCGGAGATGCTCGAGCTGTCGGGCAGAGATCAACGCGCCGAGGTTCGGTCGTGGGGCCGGGATGGGTGCGCCGAGCAGTCCAGAGAGTACCGCCCCCGTGGTGCCGATCGTGCGGGTGATGGGATCGCGGCCGAGGAAACCACTCAGCGGGGCGTTCGGCGCTACCTGCTCCAACTGCGCTTCGGGAATGCCGAGCTGCCGGAGGACTTCGCGGTCGCTCTGCACGCCCGCCTGCTGCTGCTGGACGGAGAAAGGCAAGGCGAGGGCCTGTGCCCCGATCTGTGCGAGCTGCAAGCTCTGTCCGAGATTCTCCCCCATGGCTTCATGGAGCCGTCTGGAAGCCGGAGGATCCCGCGAGCTGGTTCAGGCCGAGGAACGCCATAATCCCCTCCAGACCCGGGAGGCGCTGCTCCGCCTGTCCGACGTTGCCGATGTCCCGGCCGAGTCCGGCGAGGAATTCCAACCCCTGGAGTCCCTGCTGCCGCTCGGCGAGATTCTGCTGTCCCGCGCCCAGCAGGGCGTTGATGAACGCCTGCTGATCGCTGGCTCGCTGCTGGAGACCGCGACCGGCCAAGATGTCGCCGAGTTCCGCACCCGCCTGTCCGACGGCTGCGCCTTGCGCCAGCGCCGAGCGGGAGGAATTCCCGAGTCCTGATGCGCCGAAGCCTGCGCGCATCTGGGCGAGGTTCTGATCCAAGAGATTCTGGGCGCGCGTCTGCGCCGTCTGGATCGGATCGAAGGTGATCGCCGAAGGATTCCACAGCGGCGAGTTGCCGAACTGGCTCCCGAGCAGTTGGCTCGTTGCTGGTGCCCCGGGCACCTGAGGCGGTCCGGCATTCGGCCCCGAGCCGCCGAGGTTCGGCGGCGTCGCGAGGCGTCCCGGCGTCCCCCTCGGTGCGGTTGGTGGCTTCTGACTCGGCACGGATTACCCGAATACGGATGCGACGCGCTGCGCCATCGCCAGCGGCTCCGGCATGATTCCTTGCAGCGGCGCTGGGATCATGGATGGAGCGCCGCCCGCGGCCGGAGGTGTAGCGCCGCCACTGCCACCCTTGCCCCCACCGCTGGCACCGCCAGCAATGACCCCGGCGATCAGTGGAATCAAGGCAGCGATCGGCATGTGGAGACCCCCCTTTCTGTCTCACTGCACGTTGAACGCGCGCATGAACGCGAGCAGCTCGGGACTGATGGGCGGCATCTGCGGTGTCAGCGGCGGAAGCATCGGTACCTGCGGCATGGGTACTTCCGGCCCCTTGTCGGCGACCGATCGGGCGAGGTTGAGCGCGTTCTGTGCCGTCCCCGTGATCTGACCGATCTGGTTCGCTCCGCTGAGCAGCTGCGAGGCCAGACTGGGTGCCGCCTGGGTGGCAAACGGCATGGCGGCTTCGGCGGCGCCAGCGAACCCCGGTCCCATCGGGGCGGCGCCGGCCAGGGCCGCTTCGGCTCCACCGCCTCCCATTCCGAGTAGCCCGGGGATGGCCTGCGCGCCGCTGGCGAGTGCGCTGCCGGCCGCGCCAAGGCCGCTGCCGATGGCACTGCCGGCAGCACCGAGACCGCTCAGGAGACCGCTGCCGGCCGCGCCAAGGCCCGACGCAACCGCCGGGGCCGCCGTAGCAACCGCGCCGAGGATCGCAGGACCAGCAACCGCGAGCAGGGGCAACAGGACCGGCATCAGCGAATGACCTCCCCGAGCCCCCGTTCCGCCCTCACGAGCCGCTTCTCACGTTTCCGAGTGGCCTGCTTCTGTTCCCCGCGTGTCTCGATCCGCCGCTCGAGCCGACTGATCTTCTTCGTCAGGCGCCGCTCCTGCTGTCCCGCCGTCTTCGTCTGCACGCTCGGGCGGATCGGTGGCAACCCGGGACCCTCGGCCACCTCTTGCAGCGTCGGGAGACCGAGCTCGCCGCCGAACGCTTCGCGGCGGCTGGCCGGCAGTCCCATCTCCGTTCGGGTCTGCGTCCGGCCGAAGCCCGGCGGGGCCGTCGGTTGGAAGCTCTGCATGCTCGGCATGGCGCCGCCGGCCATGGTCGGCACCTGGAACCCGGCGGGTACGCCCCCCGGCCCGGGGGCGAGGCGGCTGGCAACGCTCCCGCCGCCCTGGAACGCCTGGAACATCCCGGGGAGGAGATCCTGGATCCCGCTCAGGGCCTGCTGGAACGGCACCGGGATCGGAATGTCCTGGGCGGTCGTGATTTGGCCGACGAGCGCCCGGTTTACCAGGTCGTTGAGCTCCCGCACCTGGGGGGATGGCCCCTGCCGCTGGAAGGTCTTGTGCGTGGAAACGCCGCCGCCGCCGCCGCCTAGTTGCATGAGGCACTCCGACTGCTTCGGCCGCTCTCACCGGCGCGAGCGGCATCTTGTATACCGCACACTCGAAGGCGTAGCCATAGCGGCTGAGGTACCGAGCGAACGTCCCAGGTTGCCCCCGACGCCCACAGAAGAGGTAGGTGCCGCCCAACGCTCGTGCCCACGCCTCCACCAGCCCGTGGAGGCCCTTGGCGACGTGGGCGGGGATGTTCCGGGTCGCCGCCCAGGTGAGCCAGGGCGTGCCGGTCTGAAAGAGGTTCACCACGAGGAGTCCCGCCACCCACGCGCGAAGCTGGCCGGTCGCGTCGAGCACGAGCCAGACGAGGCCATGCGGCCATTTCTGCACGGTGCCGCAGAGCTCGTCCCAAGCATCCAGCACCGTCCGATCGGTCACGAGGTCGTTCTCGATCATCCACTGCACGTCCGCAAGGATGTCCGCGCGAAAGAGCGTGAGCTGCTCAACCGTCTTGGCCCGATAGGCGGTGAAGCCCGAGCCAAGCGCCACGAGATCGCCGACTCGCCCATCGCCGTTCACTGCCGTCCCGCTCCGTCACCACGACCCACGTTCGCCAGTGGCCAGTAGTCTCGGGCCGGCACACGACACTTGCCTCCCGTCTGCTGACATTGATTCACCAGGTCCATCACCATCCACGTCGCCTGCCGTTCGACATTGGAGATATCTCCGGAGCAGGAGAATTGCGTCTCCGATTCAATCAGCGCCCCGTCGAGGCGCGCGACGCTTTCCGTGATGCTGGTCAGGTGTTTACTTTGCATGCTGGATACCGCGCTGAGATCCTTCCCGACTTCCTTCAACTCCGTGCTCACCTCGCGTTGGAGGATCCCGATATTCTGGTAGAGCACACCGAGTCCGATGCCGAGCGGCGAGAACAGCGCCACGAAGATGCCGAAACTCGCGATGAGATAGGCCCACGGACCACCATTCTTCGCCGCGGCACCCACGCCCTGATTCTTGGCGATGGCTTTCGAGAGATCGCGAATCTCGACGGTCAACGAATCAAGCGAGCTGGCGTACCGCTCGCCCTGATCGCGGATCGTCTGCAAGATGGCTTGAAACTGGACCGCGGTTTCGCCTCGCCCATTGCCCACGCCCCCACCCCCTCGACTGCGGATCATGGCCTACGTGAGTGCCGGCAGTAGCCGGAGCCACGCCACCCAGCCATCGAGACTACCATCGAGCCCTGCAGTTTTGCGAGCCCGGAGCCGGATCATGGGCACCGCCTCGCCCGCGGGCACGCCGGACGTAGCGAACAGATCGACGGGACCGAGCAGTCGCTTGGAACGTCCGGCCCCGCTGAACGTTGCCGCCCCCAAGACCACCACGCTTTCATCATCGCGTTCATAAATCAGCTCTACGATCGCATCGTTTCCGTCGCCGGGATCACACCATCCGGCCGCGTAGACCAGCCAGCGGGCATCCGGGAGGAGACGGCGAAAGACGGCCCGATCGACGGCGATGGCACCGAACGTCACGGGGCTGGTACCGAACGTGGGCATACGACGTGCCTATGATACGCGGCTCCTCTGCGCTGCAGTCCCCATCACCAGGACGCGTGCTCGTCTCGTAGCTCCCATACTGTGCTTGACCCGCAGGGCACCTGCCAGTAGTGCAGGAGCCGTTCCATCACAGCACGTTGCACGTATCTGCTTCTACCGGACAATCCGCACCGGTAGTACAGGGCTTGTAAATACAGACCTCCTCCGGATTGCAGTGTGCGTCTGTCGTGCACGTCGTCGTCTCGTAGCCCCCATTCGGGTTCCGGCAGTAGCGCTGCGGACGCTGCGCGATCGTCAGCGGATCCAGCGCGCAGGTGTTGAACCCCTGCGTGTACGTCCCGATGGCCTGGCCGATCAGAAAGCCGCCGAGGGTGTTGAAGTGCACGTTGTCGAGCGTGTGAAACGCGGCCGAGGGATACTCCGCCAGCGCTCCACGGGCATCCACCACGTACGGGAACTCCGCGATGGCGTGCCCAGACAATCGAGTGAGGTGATGATCGCGTGTCTGCTCAGAGCACGTGTAGATGTCGCTCGCGTCGTTGAACCGCGGCGGCGTAATCACGATCAGCAATGGCTCCGTCCCGTCCGGGAGCGCGTCGATCTGACCTTGCAGATCATGTAGGGCATTCAGGGCCCGCGTATGACCGAGGCCACCATAGAAGTCGCGCGTCATCTGCGTGACGCACTCCGTGGTCGTTTCGAGAGATGAAGGCCCCGTGCATTCGCACTGTCCCGCCACGCACGTGCCGCGGTAGGTGATCGTGTAGCCGTCACGATGGGCCACCGTCGTCCGGGCGCACTGCGCATCAGTTGTGCAGGAGAGTGCTGCCGACGGGACGGTGCAGTAGCCACGGCAGTAGCCGGTCACACCACCGGGACACGTCCCGCCACCGCACGTGGTATCGCAGGATCCGGACAACCCGCCGCAGCTCGCATCGGACGTGCAGCGCCGGTGACAAGTCGGTCCGACGATCACGCTGGCGTCCCGGGCACAGACAGAGACCGTGTTGCATTCGGCATCCGCATCGCAGGCGCAGAGGCCCGAGAGATCGCAGCTTGGTCCCGTCGTGTCATCGCAGACGGCGCCAGCGAGCGGGCACGCATCACCAGGACGGCACGCGGTGTTCGTCACGGTGCAGGGCAAGGGAAACTGCACACAGTACTGGTTCGGCGTCGCCGCTTGCACGAAGCCCAGGCAACGCGCATCGACATGGATGCCCGTGCAGTCGGCATCGTTCGAGCACAAGGTCGGTCCTGGGCTTGTGGGCACACCGCACGGGAACGTGTCGCTGGGAATGATCGCCCCGAGATTCCGGTGCATGATCCCACGGTCGCAATTCGGATTGTGCACATCGGGCAGCGGCACAGTCGCAGAGCCGAGGCCGTCGTTGTAGGCCTCCAGGACGTAGACATAATCCGGTTTCGGGAACACGCACGTTTCGGCGTCCGGGGTCTGATCGCAGTCGCTGTTCTGCGTACATTGATCTTCGATCGTATCGCTCGTCGAGCAGATCCCCGCGAGGCTGCAGTCACCGTTGGTGCCGCAGTCCGTGTCATCATCGCACGTACAATGCTTGGTCCCTACCAAGGCTGTCGAACACCCCCCCGTGCCGGCGAGGATGAACGGCGCGCGGTTACTCACCATCTGAGTCATGGTTTCACCCCCCTGCTCACACTGCAGCAGTACATCAAGGGGTGAGACGTAGTCCTGCAAGAACGCGACCCAGGTGTTGCGCGCCGAGGGGCACGACGCGCCACAGGTACAAACGCCACCCGTGCAGCTTTCCCCTGAGGCGCAGTCTCCAGCATCGACACACGCCGCGCACGGACAGGACGGCACGCACGCCGCGTTGTCGTCACAGGAGCCGAGCGCCGTATCGCCGCAATCCGCGTTGACGGTGCACGGAATGTTCGCGTTTGAGGTGCAAAAGCCGGCAGTGCAGGTGTCAGCCGAGCCGGTCTCTACCGCGCAGCAGAAATCTCCTGCACCGCAGACCCCGTCGCCGCCGAGATCGCAAAAGTATCCGGCACCGCCGTTGGTTTCTGCTCGTCGGAGCCCGTTGCATGTCGTGCATCGCGTGTCGTCCCCGGCGCACCCTCCGGCCGGCTTGTCTTTTTCCTCCGCGGCGTCCCAATCGCAGTAGTCGGGTTGGGTGCACCCTTGGCCGGCGTTCTCTCCTCCGACGCAGTCCACCGTCACTGTGCCGCCTGCCGTCGAATCTCCAACCCCAGCCGCCGTCACCAAGCCGTCGCCGTTGCGATCGACGAGAAAACTCGGCAAGGGCGTCGCCGCACGGTGCACGAAGCTGAACAGCACCGCTTCCATGATGTGCGTCCGTCGCCCACCGCAGCAATTGGGGCCTGCTTGAAAGACGAGGCCAGCATTGTTCACCTGCGTCCGTATCCAACCCGACGCACCGGCGACCGGCGGGAGCGCCGCGAGGTGCCAGAGCAGCGGGCGCGTGGTGGTGACCGGCTGCACAGAGACCTCGGGCGTGAACGCGGTCGAATTGCATGTCGTGCCATCACAGAGCAACGACGCGCCCTGAATCTTCCGAGCCGTTCCGCCAGCCGTAGAGCCCGCCTCGCCAATCAAGAGCATCTGCAATCCAGCAATCGTCGCCCCCGGCGGGAGCGGGTCGATCGCCGTCACCGTATCGAACTGCTCTGTCGCGAGCTTCGTGATGGTGTTGACGTTGTCGAGCGCGAGGGTGAAGGGGCTTTCCCCGTAATCGTTCACGCAGGTCCACGCATTTTCGTCTCCGCTCACGCACGGCGGGCTGGAGGATTTCGCCCATGCCGTCGGCGAGCCGTTCGACGTGACTACTTGGCGCGTCACGTAGCCGTGCCCAGCGTTGATGGCGCTGTTTAGGATCCAGGCATCCTCATAGTAGTCGAGCGCGACGCTCTCGGTTCCGAGTCCGCCGCCGCGGATGTTCGCGATCCGGAGACTCACGCGTCCGGCATACTGTTGCGGCGTCGTCGTGAGCACCGTCCGTCCGTCGAGACGCAGCGTGCAGGCCACCTGCGGGGTGGCTACCTCTTGCGTCAGCGTGACCCCGCCCCAATAGCGGCGCGTCGCCGAACAGTCCCCCGAGACGCAGTCGGTCGCCTGCGTCGCTTCGGTGCAGGCGGCTGGAGGTTCTGTTGCATCCGCCGCGATGGTCGTACATTTCCCGCTCGTGCAGACGCCGCCCGTGCCACAGTCAGCGCTTACGCTGCAGGCTGGCACGCATGCGAATTGTGTGAGGGTCAACGTCGTGTTTCCGAGCGACGTGCCGGCGGTCGGATCCGTGCCCCCGAAATAGCGCAGCTCCAGCGTGCGATCGCTGTTGAAGACGAGCCCGCAGCCGAGCGCCCCGTCCTCCTCGACGAACGCACGAAACGTCCGATCGCCGGTCGGCGCGGAAGGCAGATGCGCGGCGCCGTGCCAGGACACCGTAGAGGCCAGGAGCGGAAACGGGGAGTTGTCGCACGCCGAGCCATCCGTCGTGTCACATACCTCGTAGTAGGCTTGCTCACCCGAGGCGAGATTCACCCGCAAGGCCCACTGGCTCGTCGAGTCTCCGCCGGTCGTTTCATCCTGAACGATTGCCGTCTGAACGTGGATGTCCCCATCAACCGCGCCGCCACCCAAGACCTGCTCGAATCCGCAGGCGTCGTGATCAGCGCTACCGCTTGAGAACCCGCAGGCTGTCGTCGAGGTTGACGGCGTATCATCATCATTCACGGTATCGAAGCCGTGGATGAACAGGGGAATGGCGGCGACAGGCCGCGGCACGGACACCGCGACCAGCAGCCCGATCAGGACGGCGCGGCAGCGTTGCATGCGCTGATCGTGCCTCCGCTGATGCTGAGTCCGCGGCACGTGTTGGTCGTCGTGTCGCATCGTGCCGCAGGCGCCCCCCCGCCCGCTTGGCAATTGGCATCTGTCGTGCAGGGAAGAAACGCAGCGGGATCACTGGAGTCACATGCGCACCATTCCCCCGTCCAGTTGCAATGGGTGACGTAGAATTGCTCCGCGGCTGTCAAGGTCAACTGCACGAAGAAGCACTCATCGACACGGCCCTGAATGCCGGTGATGGGTGTCACCAGCGCGCCGATGCTGAACGAGACGGTGTTGTCGCAGCAGGCTCCGGTGTAGGACGCCGGCGACCCGCTGCCGACGCCATCGACAAAGGCCTCGAGCGTATCCGCCGTATCGTCAAACACGCATGCACCAAGAAACCACGTGGCGGCGCTGTACGACGGCCCTACGTCGAGCGGATCGGCTCCTGAGGGATTCGCAATGCCGCATCGCCAGGTGCCCCCGGTATCGAGAAAGCCGCGGTAGCCCTCCGTGTTGGTCGTATCGTACTTGCCCAGAACGTTGTTGGTCTGAGTACTGTCGGCGTACAGACGACACCCGAAGCTGAAATCCCCAGCAGGATCCAGGAGCGAACTACCGCCGCAGTTGGCGTCGGTACACTCCAGAAACTCCTTAATGAAGCTTCCGAGGGGATCGAAGCGCGCCGCGGCGGTGCCTTCCTGAAAGATCGTCGTATCCTTCTCGACATCATAGCCGATGCCGTTCTCGCTGAGCGTGCAGCAGCCGCTTCCAGAACAGTCGCCGCAGGAGGCTGCGGTGTTCAGGCGGTTGGCGCCGGTCGCTTCCTCCATCCGCCAGCGCCGGAGCCCGCTCGTGCCAGTCCAATCGGCAGCGGCCAACGGCGTGCGGGCGGGCGCACCGGCAATGTGTTGATAGCGCCAACCCAGCCCCACGAGCGCCAGGGCAATCAGCACCCACCTAGTCCGTAAGGGCATTGACGGGCAACTCCATCTTGACGCCGAGAATGTATGCATCGGTCACCTGCGTCGTCGTCGCGGTGGCATCCATGACCGCTCGCCAATAGAGTGAATCCCCCGCGGCGCATGATCCGTCGCAGGTGGTCGCGGCGGTCGTCGCGTGCTCCTCATCCCACTGCGTCGTGAACGTGATTGCCGCGTTCTGTGCCGTGCCCCACGTGCTGTTCACCGTGTCGCTGTCGCCCCGGCACTGGCACGAGAAGTCGAAATCGAGAACGCCGCTCGGCGAAGCATTGTCATTGGTCGCACGCAGCTCGAACGTCACCGTCCCGCCGCTGTAGCTATCGGGCAGATTCAGTGCACCATTCAGGATGGATCCGGCGTTGTCCGCACACAGAATGGTCCAGGCCTTGGGTCCACTGTTGAGCGTTACCTGCGCGGGCCCGCCGCACTGCGTGCCATCGGTCGTCAGCGCACCCGCTCCAAAATCCACACTCACCACGAGAGCCGGCGAGATCGTCGCGACAGCGAGGTCCACCGTACAGCCCGCTTGAAAGTCGTGCGTACCGCCACTTTCACAGGCCCAGGGGCCGTTGTAGCTAAAGGCATTCGCCCCCATGGTGCTGGTGGAGCAGAACTCTGCGGCCGTGTTGCCGATGCAGGCGCCAAGTTCCGTGGTGAGAGCGCCATTCTCCAATTCATCGGGAGTCGTGGCTGTGTTGATAACGAAATCACTGCTCAGTGCCACCTCACGCGCGAACGTGCCCCCGAGGGATATCAGGAGTAGATTGTCGGCGCTCGGCGTCGGCAACCCGCTCATGCCGATCCACTCGCCGGCTGTGTCGCACCCCCCCGCGGTCGGTTCGCACATATAGAGCGCGTTCGCGTCCTCCTCCCAGCAGAGCTCGCCAGCCAGACCATCGGTCAGGCTCGTGCAGTTGGTATCGTGTCGCGTGAGACGAATCTTCCCGAAGTTGCTTCGGGTCGTCCCGGTGCCAGCGTCGGTCCCATCCACCGTGATCGCATCCGACACCTGCGCATCGGTTGCACTGCCCGCGAGTTCCGAGAAGTTGACCGCGCCGCTGTCCACAGTTGCCACGCCGCCCGACCAGCTCACATCGCCATGATCGGCGTCGGCCATCTCGGCCGGAGCGACCACATCGATGGAGAGCGATCCGTCGGCCTCGAGATCCACCGCCGCCCCGAAGTCTCCCGACTCCGGCACGTCGTCATCCGGAGTGCAGCCCTCTGCGGCACCGACGGCATCGACACCGGCCGCCCACGACCCCGCGGCACAGTTGCCTCCGTTGGCCGACAGCGTGATCGCCGCCAACGCCGTGCCATCGGCGATCGCGAGCGCCGAGTTGCGGAGCACCGAGGTCGTGGCTCCATCGCACCACTGCACGGGTCCGGCATCCATCACTTGCATCTTGCCCTGCTGGCTGGCCCCGCACGTGAGATTTGCGGCACCCCCATCGGCCAAGAAGACCGCTTCGGTCGAGGCGGTGGCGACCGTCCCTGCGGAGACCGTGATGCCCGCTCCACCAGTCAGATTGCCGAAGTCGCCGGATTCCGGCACGTCATCATCGACCGTACAGCCTTCCGCAGCGCCGGAGGCATCGACACCGGCCGCCCAGGAGCCTCCGGCGCAGTTGGCACCGTTGGCGGCAAGCGCGACACAGGTCAACGCATCCCCGCTCGCGTTTCCGAAGGGGGCCTGGCGCAGGACGGAGGTGGTCGCCCCGTCGCACCACTGGAGCGGCCCGGCATCCATGACCTGGGCTTTCCCCGCCTGCGCAGCGCCGCAGGTCAGATCACTCGCACCTCCATCGGCGAGAAAGGCGGCTTCCGTCGTGGCCGTCGCGAGCACGTACGTACCGTTCCCCCCTCCGTCGGTGCCCGACAGGCCCGTCCCAGCGACAATGCGGCGTTCACCCGTGAGATCCGTCTCATCGCTCACCGTCAGGAAAGACGGCGCCACGCTCGCCACCTTCGTCCAGGTATTCGTGGCCGTGCAGAGGTGCCACTCCGTGCCGCCGCTGTCGGTATCCTGATGCGCTTGGCCCTCGGTGCAGGTCGCCGGCAGGCTGGTGCTCCGCGTCGCCGGAGAGGCGGCATCGGCCGCCCCGGCATCCAGCGTATCGCCAGCCGCTGCGGTCAGGGCGTTGCAGTTGCCTCCGGTGCAGCTCCACACGTCGGTCACGTCGCCCGCTCCGCCCTGATCGCCGCACCGCCAGGCGCCGTTCACCCGGAACGCCGGCGCTCCGGAGCCGCTGCCGGCACAGGGGCTCGAACCGTATAGACAATCCGTACAGTAGACCTGCGCGCCGTTTGGTGGCGTGCCGAGTCCACTGAACGCCACGCGGCCGGGATTGAAGAAGGTCTGCGCCCCAGCCGGGACGGCGAGCATGAGCGTGAGCATGAGCGCGGCGAGATTCATGTGTCGAACTCCACCTCGAGCGAGTCTGCGGCATCCTTACTGAAGCCCAAGGTCATTGCCGTCCCGCTGATCGTGTACTCGTTGAGACCCGGCGACGCACCCACCTGGCGGAGTCGCAGACGATTCCAGATGAGCCGCACCGAGCCGGCCAGCGGCGTGATGGGCACCGTGAAGCTCGTGCCAGTCCCGGAGAGCGCCACGTGATAGCTGTGGGCGTGCGTCGTATCCGTCGTGGTGTTGTAGGCGGCGACGAGGCTATCAGCGGAGTCCTTGAAGAACCCCAGCGTGATCGTCGTCCCGCTGATCGTGTACTCGTTCAGACTCGGGCTGCTCACGACTCGCCGCAACCGGATGCCATTCCAGTACACCCGCTCGCTGCCAGCGACGGGCGTTGCACCGAGGGTGAATCCGGTCCCGGCGCCCACCAACGCTTCGTGATAGGTGTGCGTGTGCGCAGTGTCGGTGTCCGTTTCGTAGTCCGCGACGAGATGGTCGGCACTGTCCTTTACCGTTCCGAGGGTGATCGCGGCGCCACTGATCATGTACTCGTTGAGCGCAGGCGCACTCCCGACGCGCTGGAGACGGAGGCCATTCATCCAGAGCCGATCGCTGCCCGTCATGGGGGTACTCGCCAGCATGAAGCTCGTCCCGCTCCCGCTCAGGGCCTCCTGGTAGACATGGGTGTGCTCCGTCGGCGAGGCGCCGATCGTGGCATCGCTCGTGAGCGGAAAGGCGAAGATCGCTTCGTCCGCCCGAATGCCATGGACGATCTCCTCGAGGACGGCCCGGAGTTCGGCCACCTGCTCGGCCAGGTCACGGTCCCCTGCGGGCTGGATCGGTCTGACCGGACGGAGCACACCGCGTCCCCCCTACACCCGCCGCCCGGCGGCCTTCCGAGCCAGCTTGAAGCCGCGGATGCGGACACGCCCAACGGTGGTCCGGAACCGGAACCGCTGAAAGCGTCCCCGCGGGACGGCCGTGAGGCCGAGCCGCGAGGCCCCATTCGTCAGCGTTCCGAGTACCGTGAAGCTCGGAGCGATGTCCCGCCCCAATGTCCCGAAGCCGACGGGTAGATCGTCTCGCGCGGCCACGCTGATCTCCACGGTCGTTGTCGGACTCACCAACGGCTCCCACTCCAGCAGTAGGTCGTCGTAATACGCCTGCTCGCCCTCCAGGCTGAAATCCTTCGTCTCGATGAAGGCGTTCGGAAACCCCGTCGTGTAGTCCTCGGTCCAGAGCTGCCGGTCATCATCGAGAAAGATCCAGCGCAGCCCGTTGCTGGTGCGGATGACCGCCTGGCGGGCGGGACGCGCCCCGACGCCGAGCACGTCGCCCAGCACCACCCGGCCCCAGGCATCGGAGCCGATCTCACCGAGCAGACATTCACCGTCCACCTCATCGAATCGGGGCAAGATGAGCTGGCGCCAGGCGCCGTGGTAGCAGATCGGCCGCAGCAAGCTCGGGAGCGCAATCGGGTTCAGCTTCCCGTGAGCGAAGAAGTAGTCGAGGATCGGCTGGCCGATGGGTCGCGCCTGCCCGCCCGAGAGCAGATAGATCCGATCACTCGCCACGACGACCGCACCGAAGGGCAGCGCGCCGTAGATCCCACTCCGGCGAGCGTCGATGCCCGTCGTCGCGCGGACCAGCGTGCATCCCACGCCCGGAATCAGCGTCGCGCGGGTGAAGGAAGGAATGCGGCCCGTCGGGATCAGCCCGTAGATGGTATCTCGAGTCAGTAGCCCGACCGCATCCGCCCCAAGTCGAACGACTCCCACCACGGGCGACTCCACGTCATCGAGCTGGAGGTCATCTGCATCGTTGGAGAGCGCCGGCAGCCAGAGGCTCTCGTTGTTTGCGGCACTCCAAGCCACCCGGCGCCACTCTGCGGTCACGGAGGTGCCGAACCGCATGGCGGGCGCCGCGATGAGGTGTGCACCGAAGCTCACGATGGCGCCCGCCTGGAGTTTCTCCCCAGCCGGCGGATCGATCGTGTCGTAGGTTGCCCCGCCCAGATACCGGATCAGGGACGACGTGGACCCGGCCCCGCCGGGTATCCCCGCCGCGAGCACTTGGTAGCCGTTGAGAAAGCCCGTCGTCAGCACGTCGGCGTTGTTCGCCACCGGATCGGCCGTCCCACCGGACCGCGTGATCGTGGTCGGCGTGCCGGTCGTGCTGTGGACACGGATCAGGAGCAACTCGCCAGAATCCTCGAAGCCGACGAGCATCTCCTGATCGTTGAAGGCGTCCGTGACGATCCCGAGCGGATCGTCCCCAGTCCCCGCGAGCGGGCTCCCGAGCGCGGTGAACGTTGGGAGCTGCTCGGCCGCCCCGTCGAGCGGGACGAAGCCGTTGCACCCGGTCCACATGTCGTCTCGAATGTGGGCCGGATGGAGGGCCAGGTTGAGCCCACCCCCGACGGCCGGTACGACCAGGACCGGGAAGCTCGAGGGCATCGCCTCACGTCCCGCGCGACCGCGGACCGCCGGAGGCCGCGAGCTGGCGGTCGTTCTTGATCGCCTGGCCGAGCAAGAGCGCAAAGCGGGCCTCGGCGATCCCGATCCGCTCATCCTCATGGAGAAAGGCCCAGGCTTCCGGCAGCGCGCCCCAGAGCAGCACGGTCGGGGTCACCACGGTGAAGAAGTTGCTCTCGTTGGTCGTGAGCGCCAGATCCGCCAGGCGGCGGTAGTAGTCCAGGGTCAGGTTGACGGCCTGGTTCGGGTTCGGATTGTAGAAGAGCTTCTGCTCCCAGAGGTAGTAGTACGGCCCATCATCGACTGCCGTGCTGCTCGCCGGAAAGCGCTGCTCGTTCGGCGGATGCGTCTTGAGCACGCGCTGCCACCAGTCCCGTCGGGCGGGCAGCTTGTCCACGGGCCGAAGCTTTCCCGAGGGATTCGATACGGAGGGCATCTGCCGCCAGAGCGCTTCCTCGGAGATGAAGTCGGCCGGCAGCGCGATCCCGTCGTCGGACGGCCCGTAGGTGACGGTGGTGAGTGAGAACTCCTGCCCGCGCCAGTTGTGCGCGTCCTGCATCCGCTCCATGGCGCGGTTCAGGTACCGCGTCCCGCGGGCGTCCGTCAGGTCCGTGCTCGTCGTTCGGGTGAGATCCCGGAGATCGCTGATGAGGGTCGGTAGCGTCGCCATCCCGGATCTGCCTGCTCTTGAAGCACGAAGGGCGCCGGGGCGCCTCGCGACGCCGCCGACGCCCTGTGCGTGCGGACGCTCCCAGCCTCACCACTCGTGCGTTGCCGAGACTTCCTCCCGCCTCACGAGCGCCGCAGCGGCGTATTCCGGTTGCCGTGACCGCTCTTCGGCATCATCGCGCCCCGACCACCCTCGCCGACGCCGGTCCTGCCCGTGGACGTGGCCGGCTTGGCGTTCTCGTTGGCGGTGAGCCCCTGCTTCTCCGGGGGACGCTTCCCCTGCCCCGTGCCATCTCCGACGCGCTTCTCCATCGCTACCTCCTCGCCGGCCCATGGACGGCCGTGAGGGCATTCTGACTGGGGATGCGGCTCGCGTCCATCCCGGTGCCATCACCAGGCGTGTGGCCCTTCTGCTTGCGACAGAAGTCCCCGAGCTGCCCCTTCGACATGCCGGTCCGCGTCTGCTGTCCCGCTTCGGCACGGCCAAGATCGGCGCAGGTCATCCGGCGCTGTTTCTCGCTCACTACCGGCATCACGGCCCCACGCCGATCACCACGACCCGGATGATGTCGCCGTCCACGATGTCCGTGTCGGGGTCCACCTGATCGAACGCCCCAACGGCGGCGGCATTCTCGCCGAACATGAGCTTGCCGTTGGTCACGTCCCAGCTCGGCAGCAGCAGCCGGTGGACGCCAGCCGAGGTCCGGATGCTCGCCTGGACGAAGAACAGAATCTTGGAGAGTCCCATCTGCGCGGCCAGCGCCGCGATGGAAAAGCCCCCCGAGTAGTCCACCGATACGTCCGAGCTCGTGATGTCCCGGACGGCCAGGATGAGCCCATGGCCGAGCTTGAAGCTCGCGTTGACCCCATCGATGATCGGGTTGACCGACAAGGCCATCGCTCACTCCAGCGTGCGACCACCGCGCATCCGCTCCTGCGGGCTCGGCTGCGCCTGCTTCGGGGGCTTCCAGTCGTCGTCCCCGGTGAGTCCCTGCGATGCAGGGATGTCCGCCGCGGTCCGCTCCTTCACCCCGGCGATCTTCTCCGCGCGGTGGCTGATCCGATCGCCGTCTGGATTCGCCATCCGCATCACCCGCCGAAGGTCTCGATCCCCTTGAGGCGCCCGTGCGCGGCCGGCCCCGGAATCGATGGCAGCCCGCTCGAGGAGTCGGGGGTCGCCCCGGAAAACTGGCACTCGAGGCCGGCTTCGGTGATGTACTCGTCCTTGGTAGCGTCGTCGCCTGGATTCTGGCGGTTCTTCTTGTACGTGGTGTCGAGGACGAAGCGGTAGCGGAGCTTGTCCACGTCCACGGCAATCAGGTCCTTCCGCCACGTGGGGTTCACGGACATGAGCGGATGCTGTTTCAGCATGAGGTTCCCGAAGGGTGTCACGAGCCGGAAGATCGCCATGCCGAAGGCCTGGTCGGTCGGCACGGCGGTGAGTTGCATCTTCCCCATCGCCATCTGCGTGATGACGTTCAAGGCCGTCGAGCCGATGAGGCCGAGCTTTTCGTTCGAGCCGTGGCGGAATACCTGCTCGGCCCAGGCGAGGAAGTTGAGGTACGTGAGCGAGCCGAGGTTGGCCGTGCCGATGTCATGATGCACCGTGTCGGGGTTGCCGGCGATGTCGATGGCAGGGAGCCAGTTCACCACCCCGCGGGTGAACCGCATCGGCTGATTCGCGCCGACGGCGGAGAGCTCGCTCGGGAGGCCGCCGGAGCCGGTGAGCGCCACCACCTCCTCGCGCTCGCCGAAGAGGAACGCGCGCTCCATCTCGATCGCGTGGAGCTGGAGGGCCTCCCGCTGCATCTCGATGTACGGGCCGCCGCTATCCCACCGCATGGTGGTCTGGCGCGCGGTCCGGGTGACGAACAGCGGCGTGCGGAAAATCTGCGTGAAGTTGAAGTGCTTGATGGGCTGGTACGAGACGGCGGAGCCGATACCCGCGCCCTCGGGAAACCCCGAGCCGATGATGGTCACGAAGTCGCCGTCGGCGGCTCCGCCAGTCACGGCGGGGTTGGAGGCGAACTTGTTGCCGATGTCCCGGCGCACGATGATGCGCTCGGCGCCGGAGGTCGTGACGACGTTGATGACGCCGTACGCCTCCTCCTTCTGCTCGTTGAAGAGCACGTGGCCGGGCTTGAGCCAGGATAGGTCGTCCTCGGCACCGCCATCGGGCTGGAGGGTGAGGGCGATCTCGGCCGTGGCGTCGGCGGCGGCGATGTCCGCGCCATCGGCCGGCTTCGAGCCAACGGTCGTGCTGGCACCGATGATCCTGCCCCGCTGGACCGGTAGCCCCTTCTCGAACCAGTTGTACTGCGCATCGCTGGTCGCTTCCTCGGACAGCATGGAGAGGATCGCGGTGAGCGGGGTGTCCCCGTTCGGGAAGAGGAACAGGATGCCTTGCCGGAAGTTCTTCGGCCGCTCGTCGGCGGTGAAGCCGCCGGAGCCCCGCATGCCCAGAATCGCCACCGCCATCGCCAGTCCCTCCGTGCCGGAGACGGATCAGCCTCAGTAGGCCGCCATCCGGAGCAGCATGCTCGTCGCGTCGTCGGGTTTCGCGGCTCCGTTCGGCATCTGCGCGCCGCCGGGGCCGCCCATCTCGGCCGTTGCTGGCCGGAAGTGCCCAGCGGGCGGCGGCATGTAGCCCTGGCCAGGTCCGGGATAGCCCGGCGTCGCAGCCGGCGCGGTGCCGGGTGCTGGCGCCGCGAGCCCGAGATGGACCCGGGTTCTCCGGGCCGCCTCGCTGAGGAGATTCTCCGGCGCCCGGATACCCTCGTTCCAGACCTGAGTGATGAACCACGAAAGCGTCTGGTGGTGTGGCTGGAGATCGGCGTTCGCACCCCAGAAGGAGGCCCGGAGGCGCTCCTCAGTGGCCTTGCCCTGCTCCTCGGTCCGCTCGACGTTCCGCTGGTAATGGTAGAGCGCCGTCGCGCGGGCGAGCACGAGACCGGCCACGTGGACTGCCATCTGCCGCAGCGCGGCATCGAGCATCTCCGCGCCTTTCTCGGGATCCTCGATCAAGAGCTGCACGTCCGACGGGCGGACGGCGAAGGGGAGCGCGTTCTGGACGCTGATGATCGTCTGCTCGAGGAGCTGCTGGATCTGGGGCGGCGTCGGTGGCGGCGTCGCAGCGGGCGCGATGCCGGAGGTGGCTGCCGGTGGGGCGGCGGTGCTGCCGGCGCGCAGGAACGCGAGCTCCCGCTGCTGGAGGCCGAGTTGATGCTGCGCCGCGGCGAGCTGCGCGCGGATCTCGGCCATCTCGTCGGCGCGTGTGCGCTTGCCTGGGGGAGGGCCACCTGCGGACGGGCCGGTAGCCGTCGTGAGAGGGCGGCCACTCGGGTGCCCCTCCTGGGCTGCTCCCTGTGGCCCGCCCGCAGGGGGTCCTACGGGGATGTCGGAGAGGCCGGGAATCCCGATGGTCGGCGCGGGTGGACCGGAGGGAACGAGGGTCTCGGTGGGCTCGGCCGCCGGGGCGGCAGCGGCGACGGTTTCGGGAAGGTCATTCTCGCCGGGCGGACGAACCGCCGGCTGGTTCGCGATGATCGAATCGAGTTCGGCTGGGATTCCTGAACGTGCCTTCCTCGCCATCCGTGCCTCGCCACCGGGACGAGACACCCGCTACCGCCCTCTCAATCCGGGCCCTTTATGTGTTTCGCTCGTCGGATGCAAGGGGTGGACGTTCTTGGGGGGTGGCCGGGAGCGGCCGGGAGAGGTCATCGAGGCGCTGGCGCACGATCTGCAACTCGGCCTTGGCCGCTTGCCAGGCTTGCAGCCGCGCGATCCCATCGGCCGTGTAGAGCGCCTGGTTCATCTGCCGGAGCTGCCGGAGCGTGATGGCGTCGATGCGATCGTCGAGGTCGGCCAAGAGCGCCCGGAGCTCCCCGCTCTGGCGGAGCCGCTGGCACACGAGCCGCATCGCCTCCTCGGTCACGCGGCGCTGCTCGCTCGGCAACGCGATGGCGTCGCGCTCCGGGGTCGCCCCGTTCCTCTTCATGCGCTCTGGTTGGCGATGGCGTTCAGCCCCGAGCCGTTCTGATTCGGCCCGGTCCCGAGAGGGAAGCCATCGGCGGGCACCAGGTTCCCCTCCCGGACGTTCTGTGTCACGGCCGCGTTGCTCGAGACCTGTGCCGGCCCCTGCCCAGGCATCTGTCCGAAGAAGTCGGCGAGATTTTTGACGCCCATGATCCGGAGCAGCCGGCGAAAGACGGTATCGAGCCGGAGGCCGAGCGCCATCGCCCCTTGCGGGTTCTGCATCCCGAGCGCCATCACCTCCCGCCAGATATTCGCCTCGAACTGCCGGTCGGTCGGCATGCCCGCCTCGAGGAACGGGAACCGGAACTGGCCCTGGAGGAGTTCCGGCGTCACTTGGACGACCTCCTCACCCATGATCTGCGCGTACTCAGGCCGCAGCCGCATCGTCATGGGCTCTTGGATGAAGGTCTGGTTGTTCAACGTCATCTGGTGGCACCAGGGCTCGAAGGCCTGGCTCGAGGCGAGGAGCGCTAGGAGCTTCATCCGGCCCGACGCGAGCGAGAGCTGCCCCTGGACCTCCGTCGCGGCCCGCCGGCCCGGATTCGAGACACCCATGATGAGCCGGTTCGCTCCAGTGATCTGCTCGATCAGGTCGGTGACGACCCGGGCGTCGGTATGGTGGCCGGCGGTCACGTCCACCACGGGGAGCGGCTGCACGACGGTCCGAAGATCCGTCTGCTGTCCCTGGGCGGCCTTCGAGAGCCGAAGGATGCCGGCGGGATTCGGCCGCATGTAGTCTTCGACCTCGAGCTGGGAGGGATCGAGCACGAGTTCGTTGTTGAGCGTTTTTCGCACGTTCCGCATCCGGCTGTTGAACAACCACGAGAGGATGTACTGCAATCCCCGGAACGTCTCGATCAGCCCCATGTTCGCCGGGCTGTGGATGTCGTAGTTCAGTTCCAACGCCGTGAACGGGAAGGCCCGACCCGGGAGCATGGCCGGCTCGGCGCGGATGACGCGGCGGCGGTTCGCGATCGTGAACACCCAGAGCTTTGGTGTGCCCTTCCGCACGGGCTCGGTCGATCGCCACTGGAGCGCCTCCGGCGCCTGGAGCAACTCAGGATCGAAGTACGACCAGAGTTCGTGCACCTGCACATAGGGCCGACCGTAGAAGTCGGATTGAAAGGCCAGGTTCGACATATCGAGCGTGCGGGCGAGGTCGCTCTGCGCGGAGGCACGAAGATCCGTGTCCGCGCTCTGCCCACGGGGAATGTGCTCGACGCCGGCATAGACGCCCTCGGCCTGTCGCTGCCGGAGCTCTGTCTCGCTCCGGAGCATCGTGTGCCCGCAGAATTCGCCCTCTTGAAAGGCGCCCATCGTCCGGCGGGGATCGGGAAACCAGTGGAACGGGAGCACGTTTTCGGTGACATTCCCCTCATACGCCGTGACGTTCTGCTCAACGAGTTCGTGGGTGAACCGGAGTTGCCCGGTCACGGGATTCAACACCGGCTGGACGATGCGGCGGACTTCCGGCCACTCCCGAATGCCCCAGGCGTTCTTGATGATCCCGACACCGTAGCGGCACGAGTCGAAGAGCTGCTGCAGCATCACGAGGACGCCCTTGCGGGGCATGAGATCGAATTGCTGCTGGAGCAACTCCTCGTGATAGATGCCCGCCCGCGGCGCGGTGGAACCATAGCCCTCGACCGGCACCAGGGGTTTCCGATCCGTGAACACCGTCATGAAGAACGCGAGCATGCTCTGCGTGACAGCGTAGGAGTACGGCACGACGATTTTCGTCACTCCCTCGGTATCGGGATCGGCGGCGGTCTGCTGATCGCTCTTGTCCGGCACCCGAAACGCCCGGTGGAGATTCTCGGACTCCCGCCACGCGGCATGGCGCTGCGTCCAGTAGCGCTCGGACGACTTGATCCGGGACATCGCGTAGTCGAGGAGCACGCGATGGAGGAGGGAGTCGGGGCGGGAGAGGGCCGCACGGATCTCGCCGAGCATCATGGGCGCCGCCGTTCTAGCATGCGTACCGCTGATGTCGAATCGGCGGCAGCGCCACCGCCTCGGCGAAGAGCGGCATCGTGACCGGGGCGATGGCGACCCGGACCGCATCCATCATGTGCTCGTACATCTTCCCGTCCTTGCAGGGCTGGCCGGTTTTCTCGTCCATGTAGTAGCCGCCGGAGAAGGCGTCCGAGGTGATCGGGCACTGTCGATCCACCTGGAGCATCGGCCGGCCGAGATGCAGCTTCTCGATCACGTAGCGGATCGACTCCACCGATCGATCGAGCGGGAGCTTCTTGTAGGCCGCGTGCACGCCCAGGTGCTTGAGAATCTGGATCGGCGTGACGTTGATCGAGTGCTTCTGCAAACCGGCGATGTCGATGTAGTCCTCGAACTTCGCTCGGGGAAACCGCTGGGCACTCTCCATGATCGCCCGGCGGGCGAAGGTCCGGAAATCCTCCTTCGTCCCGAGCAGCTCATGGAGGATGTTGATGTGGCCGCTCGGCATGATCTGCACCCAACAGCACGCGGCGTGTTGCCATCCCGGATCCCAGCCCCGGCGGATCACGATGTTGGGGGCGAAGCGGAGCGTGGTCCGATGCAGCTCCTCGCGGTATTCCTGATAGACCGGCTCACCCTCGGCAAGGAAACCCCACTGCCCGTAGAGATACTTCCGCTTCCATGCGGCGGGCATCGTCTCGAGCCGTTCGATGTACTCGGGCGGGAGGTTCTCCGCGTTGTCGTACGTCGAGAAATGATGGACGGAGTAGCCGGGGAGTGGCTTCTGCACGAAATGCTTGTAGAGCCAGTGGGATTCGTCCGGCGGGTTCGTGGCCAGAATCATCCGTCGCGGGCCGACCTTGCCCCGGAGCCGTCCACCGGAGACCATGAGGAAGTCCGCTTCATCGAACTCATAGGCTTCATCGAACACGGCGAGATCGAACGCCGTCGAGCCGAGCTTCTTCCAATCGTCGAGCGGTCGGAACCAGACCCGGGACCCGCCGAGGAGGTGGAGGGCCTCCCGGCTTTCGCTCTTGATCTCCTTCACGACGAGCTCGGGCGGGATCTCGTTCAGGAAATCGGCTTTCGTCGTGTCCCGGAGTGCCGGGGCGGTCTTCCGGAACACGCACGCGAGCATCCCCTTGTGCTCGAGGGCCAGCAGGATCGTCTCCCAGATGATCGCCTTCGTCTTGCCGGCACCGAAGGCGCCGAGGAGGAGCCGGATCTTCGCCGGGTCGGCGTGGAAGCCTTGCTGCTTCGGGGTCGGTCGATACGTCTCGACCGCCACGTCTTCAGTCAGTCCGAGACCCCTCGCCTGCATCTGATACCTGCACCCGGGTCTGTCCCGGCCGATCCACATGGTTGACGACGTTGATGTTCACCGCCGGTCCCTCACCGGGATACGGGTTGCCGCCGGGACCGAGCGGCAGGGGCATCAGGTACGTGAGGACCGTCTTCCACATCTCACACCGCGTCTTCACGTCGCGGTGCTTCAGCAACCGCCGGAGGCTCTGGATCATCACCGGCTCGGTGATGAGGTCGAACATCCGGGCGGCATAGGCCCGGCGGGTCTCCTCGATCTGCTCGCGCGTGGGGACCGGAGCGTTGGCCACGCGATCGGCCAGCTCCTCCGTTCGCGCCTCCATGGGGCCCTCGAGTTGCTTGGCCGGACCGGGGACCGTCTGCAGGCGGGGATCGCGCCGGAACGGCCGCCAGGGAACGGTGACGGAGGCTGTCGGCTCGTCGACCACGGACCGAATCATAGAGCGTTCAGGACGGCGGGTCTAGGTCTGGGTGGGGCTTGCGGGCATCGCCCGGATCCACTCCCGCAGTGCCGTGGCCGCGTGCGGACTGGTGCGTTCCCAGCCAGGGTCGAGGTGGTGCAGAAGAATACTCACGGCCAGGGCAACGACCCGATGGGTCTGACCGACCTGGCGCTGCTCATGGAGTAGCTGCGCGTTCTCGGCCTCCAGCTCCACGATGCGCGCCCTCGCCACATCCGCTTGCCCCCGCCAGATGTTCCGCGCCCACTGGACATTCTCGGCTGCTTGCTCCAACGCCTCGACGCGAGCGACGAGGGCGGGCACATCGGTGCGAGCATAGGCGATGAAGCGGGCGTCCCGTTCGAGTAGCACCGTGCCATCACGAAAGCCAGCGGTCTCGACGATCCATTCCTGATCACCGCGCCCTTCGCTTCGACACACCGATCGCCACGGCCCGGGCGTCGCCGCCTCCACATCCCGCTTGATGTCCGCCAGGGGGCGCAGGATCGGGGTGGTCATCGCTCCCGCTCCGGGTGCAGCCCTTGCCTGAGCATCGCCTGGGCCAGCCGCTTCACACGCTCCAACCCGCTCCGCGACCATCGCCGCCTGATGGCGGCGTTGATCGCCGACACCCAGGCACGCGGCAGGCGGCCGCACCCCTGTGCGTAGAGTCGTGCGACCTCCGCCGGATACGCGGCCGGGTCACTGACGGCGGCGAGAATGGCCGCGAGGAGCCTCTCGCGTTGCATGGGGTCGGTGTCGCTGCGTGGGGCGGCCATCAATCCTCCACGTCCTCCGCTAGGACTGCGTCAATCTTCGGCTGCAGCGCGTCGAGTCGTGCGCATGTTGTCACGATACGGCTGGCGATCTCGCTGCGTGTCATCACCCAGGCACCATCGAGGTGTTCGGTGGCCGCTTCGGCGACGTCATGCAGATCCCGGCGGATCTGCTCCACCACCGGCTCGGCCTCCGCCTGCTGCGTCACATGGAGCGGCTCAGTCATCGCCTGCCCTCCCTCTTGGGGCTGCGTGCAGCCGGGCACACTCGGCGCGCAGGGCGTCGCGCTCTGCTAGGTTCAACACTGAGATCGGCATCTCCGCGCTCGGCTTAAGCGCCCGTGCAAAACGCCCTCGTGATCCCCTGCGCCCGCTCGTACGCCTCGACCTGCTCTTCTAACCAGGTGATGCAGCCTCGACGCGACCAGCAATGGGCGCTGTGCAGATGGTCCACGACTTCGAGCACCGTGCCACGCCATCCATCACCCAACGGACAGTCGAACCGCGGCATGCGTCGTAGCTCGGGGAAGGCCACTAGAATCAGTTGGGTGGTCGAGTGAAATCCTATAAGGCCGTATCCGTTTTGCCGCACCCGCCGCCAGATGCCCGGTAGGCCCATCACCAACGTCCCGAGCGCGCACGCGTGGCAGCCGCCAGGTAGATTCGCAACGTACACCGACCGACTTTCTACTGTCCGCGCCGCTCCGTCTTGGTACGCCGCTTCGATCACCCACGCCGTTCGGCTCGGGAGCATCGCCTCCAGCTCGGCATCAGTGAGACGGGCATCACGCATCGGCTCCCTCCTCACGGACAATCACAGAACCGCTCGCTTTCGCCGCAGCGGAAGCAGGTCTTCCCCGTCCCGTCGCAGCGCGTGCATCGCCACGGGGCCTCAGCACGTGCGTACGGCGATATCCCACTCCCATCGCAATCGGGGCAGCGCGCCGGACGAAAGGCCATCAGCCCACCCACCACATCCACGTCACGGCCCGCGTCCCTCCGGCGCGGCGGCGCGCTTGCGGGCCTTCGTCGCCTTGAACGCCCGGAGAAACGCCTCGAGATCCGTGCGCTTGATGAGCGCCTTCCGCTTCGTCGGCAGGTAGTACGGCAGCCCCCGCTGGTGCATCCACTTGTGCACCGTGGAGATGCCGATGCCGAGGAGTTGGGCCACCTGCCGCACGGAGTAGTATTCTTGCTCGATCGTCTGTGTCGTCAGCACCATGCGTCATGCCATCGCCGGGAGACGACGGCCCCGCCATTGGGACCGCCGCCTCCCGATCGACTGCCTCACGGAGATCCACCACGTTGCCGCATCCACCACCACACTGCCGTCCCCGCACATCCTTTCGCATCCTGTCCCGTGAGGCCCATCTACCATTCGTGCTCGCCTACCTCATATGGATTCAGGACGTTGCCGGGCGCGAACGCGCCGTCGTCGTCATCGAAGAACCGATACCGCGGCCGGATGATGAGGTCCCGCTCGCCTGGCCGGCGGTACACGTAGGGATTCAGCGTGTGGCCAGGGGCGAACGCGCCGTCGTGCCGATCGAAGAAGGGATAGCGGGGACGGATCGTGCCGAGGTCATCGGCGAACGCCACCGCGGCCACGAGGGTACCGATGACCACGAGGATCACCCCCTCGATCAGGAGCCATACGTTCGGCTTCATGTGCCCTCCTCCAGCATCCGGCAGATCCGATCGCCCCGGGCGCCGACCTGGCGATACCAGCGCGACGCTTTCGCCGCCTGGGCCGCCAGCCCCCAGTCGCCCGTGCGGATGTGGGTCCACATCCGTCCGAATCGCCGGAGCTTCGTCTCGCCGAGGTTGAAGGCCATATTGACCAGCGCCCGCTGCCGGGGTTCGGCGCATCGGCGGTACGCGCTCCGGCCCATGATGCTCTGCACGGCCGCTTCGGCATCCTCGACCGCGATGTCGAGCAGCCGATCGATGATGACCGGCGGCAGGCCCCGGGCCGACAGGTTCCAGCCGACGCCGATCGTGAGGCTGCCCTGCAGCGGGTCGCCGGTTCGGAGCGTCGCCCCCGTCGCGTCGTCATAGGCATACTGGCGGCGCCCTTCGTCTCGGTAGAGATCGGCGCGGAGCTGCGCGGTGTCCATCAGGCCGCCCCCCGGAGCAGATGCCGCCCGTAGTCCGCGATCAGGAGCGCATCGGCGCGGCCGACATCTTTCTTTCTGCGGAGGTCCGCCGCCGGGAAGAGCTGCTGCGCCTTCAGCCGTGCCGCTTGCTTGTCCGTTCCGAGGAGCCGATGATGCCGCTTCCACGACTGCGGCGCGACGTAGTGGAGCGGCAGGCCCAACGTGCCGATGATGCCCTCCCACATGCCGACGCCCCGGCCCATCAGGAACGCGGCCCGGGTGGCGTTCTTCGGCTGGGCGTTCACCAGCTCGAGGAACACCTCCGCCCGGAGTGCGCGAAGCGCATCGGCGATGCGGGTGACTTCGTAGGCGCGCCGCGTCTTGCCGTGCTTCTCGAAGGTGATCGTCGGGGTATCGACGACACAGTACGTTCCATCCTCCACAAAGATTGCGAAGGCTCCTTCCAGCCCAGGGTCGATGCCGATCACGCTCATCGGAGGCCTCCTAACGAAACACGTCCGGCAGGTGACTGACGTGAATCACGTGTCCTTGAAAATCGTCTGCGAAGGTTTCCCCATTCTTCTCCCGCATCAGGGCAAGGTACTCCTCACCGGCTGGCGGCTCTTGATGGTGATGCTCCCTGCAGCACGTATAGGTCATCCCCGCCGTTCCTTCCCCCGAGCGATCCGTCGGGCGAACTGATCCCGGCGCCACGCCCGCTTGAGGCCCTGGAACGCCCGCCGCCGATCATCGGCCCGCCGCGTCGTGCCGCGTCCGGATCGCGCGCGGATTTTTTGATACCTCCGACACCGTGGACTCCCCTCCGACCCGTACACGATGCGGCGGATGGCCCGGGCACGGCGACCGTTCATCCCCGCACCGCACGCTCCGCGTGCGGCACATGTCCGTTCTCCTTCGGCACCATGATCCGCTCCCGCACGCTGGGACCAAAGCACCACCCACTCGCGCAGATCCCGTGCCGCTGCCAGGTCCACGGTGCCGGCACGATCGTCATGACGAGTGGCAGGCCGTGCTCGACGAGCACGTAGACCATCTCATCGCTCGCATGCCACGCGCTCGCCGAGAGCAGCACGCCCCAGCTCGTTTCCGAGTGCCGATAGATGCCGCGAAAGCCGAACGTGAACATCGCTCACTCCGGATCGGGTGCCAGCGAGAAGGACGCCGGCTCTGGGCGCGTGCGGGGATTGAACCGTTCACCTGCCTCCCGCACCGCCCGATTGATCGCGTCGAAGATCCGGACGAGCTCCTCGTCCGTGTAGCGGTAGCTCTGCCGATTCCCACACCGCCCGATCCGCTCGATCGCCCGGAGCGCCTTCTGCACCCGCGGCACGACGACCCGCTGGAATCGTTCGGCTTTCTTCTGATCGCTGTTTGCCATGCTCATCCCCCTGTTCCCGGAAGCACCTTCTGTTCCCGCTCGAGCCGGACCTCGACCGGCCCGCTCACATGCTGGAGCCGGGCGAGCGGCGCCAGCACCTTCACCTCGACCGCATCCGACACCAGTCGGATCGCCGTCACCAGCCGCGGCCCCGCCTCCTCGTTGTCCACCTCCCGCTGCGTCGTCTGCCGCTCGACGATTCCCCGGAACGCCACCCCCGTCTTTCCATCCCCGCGGATCTCGCAGCACACCGCCTCTCCGCTCCGCTGGAGCTGCCCGAGCTCCTCGGCCATCTCCGGCTCGAGCTCCTCCGCCCGGAGCATCACCGTCAGCACGAGCCGGACCCCTTCCCGCTTCTTCTCGACCTTCCGGGTCGTCGCCACCTTCGCCACGATCGCCGCGATTGCACAGCTGTCCTCGGTCATCGTCCAACCCCCCTGACCTCGAGTATCGTCATTTGCACTCTGGTCTAGTACACACGACTCCCCATGCTGTCAAGTCCGGGATGAAGCTCGAATGGAAGCGCGCCAGAAACGCGACAGGCGCCGAGGATCGAAACCCCCGGCGCCCGTCGCGCAGCGTGAGAGAAAAGAAGAGAACCAATGCCGGCGCTCCTCATCCCCGATCCGGTCGCGATTGTCAACGGCTGACCCCCCGCGTGCAGCACTGCCGCTCCCACCACGATCTCAGGGGCGTGGCTGCCCCGCTGTTCCGCTGACGTCCTCCTCCGACCGACTCCTTCCGTCTGGCCGGGCGTGCCTCGTCCCGACCCGGCGACCGTCCTGCCTCCGGACTATTCCGTCGCTCCCCATCCGCTGTCCACCGATACGCCCCCAGCCGCACCCGCTTCGCCTTTCCCATGCGCACCAGCCGAGCGAGATATGTCTTCGGCGTCGCACAAGGCCATCCGGTCAACTCCGCAATCTCCGCGGGCGTCCACCCCGTCTCCGGATCCCCCCGATGCCCCCAGAGCCAGCCGTACACCCGGTCGATTCAACCGCCCCCCATTCGGATCGATCTCCGGCGCCCAGGTCATTCGTCGCTCCCCACGATCCGGCCGGCGACGATCCGCTTCCCGAGCACCTCGAGCATGCACCGGCACATGAAGAACACCACCTTCACGGTCTACGTCTCCGGATCCCAGCCCCGGAGCTCCGGTCCCGGCATCCACGTTCCGCAGCGATTGCCGTACGTTCGCTCCGTGATTCCGGTCATCCCATCGACCTCACGACCGCACACCCGCCATCGCCTCGATCTCTTCCCGCCTCACCATCGGCTGATGCTCCGCTCATGTCTCCTTCGGTGTCGTGAATCCGCCTCCACAAGATGCCCCACGCGAGCGCCGCCTGCTGCGGGACGACGGCGTTGCCGAGGCAGCGGAGTCGATCGATCCGCCAAGCGGCAGCGTCCAGCCGGCGGGGAAGCCCATCAGCGCCTCGACGAACGCCGGACTCAACTGGCGCGGGCCATCCGGCGGCGAGCCATCGCCGCCAGCCGCCGGGGTCGTGGGGGCCGGGAGGAAAACCAACCCATCCCCGAAGCGCGCCATCGTCTCCAGGCTCGGGCGGATCGGCCCCACCCGGCTCATGCCGCCACTCTGGTTCGTCCCGTCGGGTGTCGCCGATGGGGTGGGCCACATGGCCGCTTGATTCGCCAATTGGATGCCGTGATCCACCTGACGAGGCGTGTGAGTGCGCGCGTGCGAGGTCGGTGTCGCCCACGCCATCACCTGCCGCGGCAGATCGCTGCTGTTGTTGCTCACGCCCATCCAGTCGCGCGCCAGCGACGTCGCCCAGCCCCGCCCCTTCGCGTCCGTCGCCGTGGCCGTCTGCCAGTGCGGCGAGGAGGAAGATCCGCTCGCGACGATGCGGGGCACCGACATCGACCGCTCGGCAATGCGTCCAGCACGCATCGTACCCGAGCGTGGCCAAGGACCGGAGCACGTCACCGAAGGCGCGACCAGCAGACGCGGTGAGCAGGCCGGGCACATTCTCGAGAAACACATGACGGGGAAGGACGGCGGCAACGATGCGGGCGAT